ATCAGAGCTGTTGGGGATTATCTTTTTACCCAATGGGAAGGTGAAGCGACTGTGCAGGTCACAGGAACTTGGGGATGGTCAGCAGTTCCAATCGCTGTAACTCAGGCTTGTGTCATTCAGTCCAGCCGAATCTACAAGCGACTAGACAGCCCTCTTGGTGTTGCAGGTATTTCTGACATCGGAATTATGCGAGTTAGCAACCAACTTGATCCAGATGTCGCTCAGCTAGTTGGCCCATACCGCAGAATTAGGTTTGCATAGTGGCAAGCATCACAGCTCTAAGAACCGCTATCGCCACTAACCTTGCTACTATTACTGGACTACGCACTAGCGCAGAAATGCCAGATAACCCGAACCCACCAATCGCCCTGGTTAGACCAACAAGTGTGGACTATAACCAAGCCTTCAATAAAGGTCTTACCCTTTACAGGTTTTCCGTTGTTGTCATTGTAGGCAGGGCAGCGGAAAAGTATGCACAGAGATCCCTTGATGCCTTCTGCTCTAGCACAGGAGCCTCAAGTATCAAGAACGCAGTAGAATCAGATAAGACACTTGGTGGTTACGCCTATGATTGCCGAGTGACTGAAATGACAAATTACACACCCATCCAAATGAATGAGGGCACTTACTTAGCGGCTGAATTTGCTGTTGATGTATTTGCCGATTAGGAGAACATAAATTGGCAAAATTCGTAGCAACCGACTATAAAGTCACAATCAACGGAACTAACCTCAGCACTTCGCTGGCATCTGTTGAACTACCAATCGAAATAGATGAGCAGGAAACCACAGCCTTTGGCTCTGAGTGGCGCACTAGGATTGCCGGACTAAAGTCTGGTTCAATCACCCTAGAGTTCCACCAAGACTTTGCTGCTGGCGCACTTGACTCTATCCTTTGGCCTCTACTTGGAACTAACGCAACTGTTGTTGTAGTCCCAACTTCAGGAACTGTTACCTCATCGAATCCGAGTTATTCAGGTTCTTTTTTGGTTACACAATATAGCCCCTACGCTTCCACGACCGGCGATCTCGCCACGCTATCAGTGTCATGGCCGCTAACGGGAGCATTGACCAGAGCAACAGCGTAGAGCCATGCAAATCCCTTTCAGAGTTGAGTTTGTAGATGGTTCTAAGGAATCAGTTGTATGTGGCACACCGGACTTTATCGCTTTCGAGGATAAGTTCAACCTTGCTGTAACAACGATTCAGAAAGACCCACGCCTGACTTACCTTGCCTACATTGTTTGGAACGCCCTACGCCGCAAGAAGCAAACTGACAAGAGCTTTGAGGACTTTGTTGAAACCCTTGAAAACATCGAGGGTGACGATACAGACCCAAAAGTAAAGGCATAAAGGGGCTGGGAGATAGAAGCTCCCACCTCTTTATAGCAGCCTTAGCTTGTGAAACAGGGATAGCACCATCGGTGCTGATGCAGGAATCGGAACGGATGCTGTTTACCATGCAGATGTATCTGAAGGGTAAATCAGAAGCCATGAACAAGCGTAGGTAGAAAATGAAAGTTAGTCACTCAGTCGAGGTGTACGGCATTAGGGAAACCCTTGCCGAGATCCGCAATGTAGATAAAGACCTATTCTTTGCTATCCGAGCGCACATGAAGCGCACAGGTGACATCTTAGGTAGTAGGGTGTTAGCCAATTCACCCATGCTCGGCCCAACCAGCGGATTCAGAAACCATAAAGGTAGAACAGCTTGGAAGCCAGGCAACTTCAAGACTATTGTTTCTGGTCGCAACGCTCGTAGAGGTGTAACAGGTGCAACACCTTTGCTATCTGTCAAGTTCGGTGGAGCTGCTCTAAACATCGCTGACATGGCTGGTAAGGCTAACAAAGTCCGTAAGCCTGTAACCGACTTCTATGACTGGCGTGGCACTCGCAGACGCCACTCAGTTACAACTCAAGGTAAAGCCATGATTAACGCACTAGGCGGCAGACCCTCTCGGTACATCTGGGCTGAGGCTGAAGGTCAGTTGCCAATGATTCAGCAAAGCGTTCTAGCTGGTGTCGAGGAATACATGACAAAGGTAAACCGCAACCTACAAATCGAGGGTGGTAAGTAATGTCAATTAACATCAACATTCTTAGCAACTTCAATGGCTCAGGGTTTGACAGGCTGACTAGAGAACTAGACAGACTCAATACCCCAATGGAAAAGATTGCTGCTGTATCTCGTAGCCTTGCCCCTGCCGCAATCATTGGTCTAACCGCACTAAGTGGTATGGCTGTTGGCGCACTAAGGGCAGCAGAGGAAGCCGAGGTTGCTAACAACAGACTTGACAGCGTTGCTAGGTCAATGGGCTTGTTTGGCGATAACACCAAAGCTGTGACCGATAGGCTCAAGGCTTTCGCAACAGAAACAATGAACAAGATTGCTGTTGACGATGAGCTGATTCTTTCAACTCAAGCACAGCTACTTAGCTTCAAGGAGTTAGCCGCTACCGCTGATGTCGCTGGTGGCTCATTCGACAGAGCAACACAGTCAGCTTTTGACATGGCAGCAGTATTGGGTGGCACAGGTGAGGACAACGCAGTCCGACTTGGTAAGGCTTTGCAAGACCCTATTCTTGGTCTAACAGCCCTACGCCGAGCCGGTGTTCTATTTAGTGATGAACAAGAAAAGAGCATTAGAACCTTTGTAGAGGTTGGTGACACTCTCAGCGCGCAAAACATGATCCTTGACGAACTTGAAACACAGTTCGGTGGAGCTGCTGAAGCTACCGCAACTGACTCAGCAAGAATGAGTGTTGCCTTTGGAGAAGTGGCAGAGTCTTTGGGTAAAGCCTTGCTTCCTATTCTGCAAGTTGTCACGCCAGCTATTGTTGCCTTTTTTAGTTATGTCGGTCAGAACTCTGGAGTATTCACAGTCCTAGCTGGTATCTTGGCTGGACTTGCTGTTGCTATCTTGGCTGTGAACTTTGCCCTAAACGCTAACCCGATTGTCAAGATAATTACACTCATCGCTCTACTTGTTACGGCTTTGATTTTCCTAGCTGACTACCTTGTCAACACCTTCATCGGTAGCTGGGGAGAAATGTTTGACCAGATTGGTGCTTGGTTTGCTGGCTTTGTTACAAGTATTGGTGAGGGACTTGCTGCTATCGGTGCTTTCTTTGCAGCTATCTTTGATGGTCTTGTTGGCATAGCCAAGGGCGCACTCAACGGCGTAATAGGTATTATTGAGGGCTACATCAACACAGTCATTGCTGGAGTGAACAAGCTACTTGATCTCATCAACACAGTTCTAAAGGCTGGTCAGGTTATCGGGCTAAATGTCCAGATACCTAAGATTGGCAAGGTTGCTATCCCTAGACTTGCCGAGGGTGGTATCGTAATGCCCCGACCAGGTGGAGTGTTTGCCAACATCGCTGAGGGTGGTCAGGCCGAGGCTGTTATCCCTCTTGACCGACTAGGTGACTTTACTGGCAAGGGTGGCAACACTTACAATATAAATGTTTCAGGTGGAATGGCTACTGGATCGGACATAGGTAGAGCAGTAGTAAACGCCATCAAGGACTTTGAGCGTCAATCAGGTACAGCTTGGAGAGGCTAAGTGTCAATCAAAGTAGAGTTTGGATTCGCTGAATCTGGCGTACCTGTCAACTTCAATGACATCAGCGCAGATGTTATTAGCGTATCCGTCACTAGAGGTAAGGATCCTCAGCAGGATACCTTCAACGCTGCCTCTTGCTCTATTCAGCTAAACAATGAACAAAGACAGTATGACCCTGACTACGGCCCTAGTCCCTACCAAGGTTTGATTGTTCCAACAGGTGAGGTCAGGGTTTACAAAGAGAACCAGATTATCTTTACCGGCTACATTACTGACTGGAACTTTAGCTACTCTCCAACAGGTGAGTCCATCGCCGAGATTGTTGCCTCTGACGCTTTCTGGAACCTAAACAACCAGACCCTTGCTGCCTTTACCCCAACCGAGCAACTAAGTAGCGCACGAATCCTAAATGTGTTGCTAAAGCCTGAAGTTGGTGGCACAGCAATTTGGCCTTCATCCTCTCGGCTCATCTCAAGTGGCGTGGCAACTATGGGTAGCTATGCTGTCAGCGATGGAACCAACGCTCTCAGTTATTTACAAGAAGTTGAAAAGGCAGAACCAGGCAGACTCTTTATCGACAAGTCAGGTCGCATAGTATTCCGAAGCCGAAACAACGATGTCAACAACCCAAGCTACGAATACACAAGACTCAACCTTTGCTACAACCCTAGCTTTGAGAACAACACAACTGGGTGGATTTCTACCGCTGGCACAATCACTAGATCAACAGCTCAGGCTTACATCGGCACAGCAAGTGGACAACTAGCTGCTGGTGCTACTGCTGAGCAATACTTCACAAGTGAGGTTGGTGTGGAATACAACCTATCTCTTTACGCCAAGGCAAGCTCTGGAACTGTGGTAGTCGAGGTAGCAAGCCTTACCTCACCTAGCGGAACTGCTTACTCACAATACTCAGCTTCAACGGCATCTGTGACTAGCTCTGAGTGGACAAGAATAAACACAGGTCTGAGTGCCAGCACCTTATTCTCTGGTATCAGCGTTAGGCAGACACCATCCACCAGCGCAGTATTTCTTGACGCTATCTTGATTGAGGCAACGCCTGTTGTAGATGCTTACTTTGATGGTGCTAACGATCCTGTTTACAACTCGACAGACCCAGAAGCACCTGACTATCAACCTGAGCGAGCCTTTGAGTCTTACGCTACTGAGTGGGTGTTATAGCCGATGGCAACTTACAGTAATGGTGCAACCAGAAGGGCTGACCCGTTCTTTGGTTCTAGACCGCCATACAACATTGCTCAGCTCATCACCATGCCTGACATTACTGGCAGAGATGCACCTGGTAAAACTGGATCTGCTGCCAAGCCAGCTTTAGTATCTCAAATCAACATTGAGGTTACTGCTTACAACAGCTCTAACGCCACAACTCGGTTTGCTATGTGGTCGAGTAGTGGAACTGGTGGAGTTTACTCTGATGTGTTTACGCTACCCAACTCTCAAACACCCTACCTTGTTGGTCGGTCATTATCTCGTTCGGTCTTTGCTAACACAGGCTATTGGATTGGTTTTACAAAGCAAACAACTGCTCAGGTAACTTACTCTGTTGACACAGCCTTTGGTGCTTCAATCAAGCAAGACACCACAGCTCCAGATGCGAACTTTACTGACAATGGTTTACCTATCACAGGCACAACCCTTTCAAATGGTTCTATGGTTTTCCGAATTGACTATGACGTTTTGCCTATCGCACCAGGAACCCCTAGTGCCAGCTCGACTGGAACAAGCGCAACGATTACTTGGACAGCACCTGGCGACAATGGTGGTAAGGCTGTTACCAGTTATAGAATCCAACGCTCAACAGACAATATCAACTTCAGCACAATCGTTGCCAGCACCGGCACTACTGGCCTTACCTACACCAACACAGGTCTAACACCAGGAACTAAGTATTACTACCGAGTTGCTGCTATCAACGCTGTTGCTGTTGCTGCTGGTTCGGATTACTCTGGCCCTTACAGCGCATCGGTTGAGATTACACCAGCCTTCCCCGCCTCTGCCGGCAACGCACCATCTTTGCTAACTGTCACAGTTGCCAACCCAGAACCAAATCCAGTTGAGTTTACAGATGCAGGGCCAGGTATTCGCTTCACCAAGATAGATGTGTCTTATGGATCAGAGTTTCTTTACAATGAGGTTGAGGGAACTACCCAAGACCCAGCAGCCACTCTCCAGCTTGCCTCAGCCCCAGGCTCTAAGCAACTCTACGGCGTCAGAAGTTACTCCATTACTAACCTGCTGAACTCAACTGACCAAGGTGCTTTTGAGGTAGCGACTGACCTGCTGACTTACTATTACGAGCCGACTCTAAGGGTTGACTCGATTACTGTTGACCTCAGCAACCTAAGTATTGAGGAACGCCTTCAGGTGCTAGACCTTGAGATTGACGATTACATCAGCGTTAGCTTTACCCCCAACAAGATTGGAGATCCAAAGATTACGGCTGGACTAATCACAGGCATCTCCCACCGCATAACGATAACCAGCCATGAGATAGAATTTAGACTTAGGAACGAACGCAATATGTTTATTCTGGACAGCGAAACCAAGGGTATCCTAAACCAGAACATAATAGGGCCATAGTTAGGAAGCCATGCCAAGAAAAGTCTTTGAGTCTTTTACAAGACTAGATGCCGCAGATGTGAACCTCTATCTGTC